ACGCATTTCGCGCCACATGTGCGCGCGCAGGTTGTAGCTCTTGCCGTCGCTCATGCGCAGCGAGCTGTTGACGTCCACCACGATGTCGCCAAAGTCGCGACGCAGGATGTCCGCCACACCGGAGCCGATGCCGATGGTGTCGACCGCGATCTGGGCGATCTCACCCATCTGCTCGCGGTACACCTCTTTGGCTCTGCCGGCAACGTCCACCACGTCAGCGCCACGGAAGTTGATCTGTCGCAGCAACACGCGCCCTTGGCGCAGACTGATTGAGCTGCCGTCATCACCAAAGCGCGCAACGTCGATGCCCATGATGATCGGACCAAATGGCATGACATCCATCGGGCCCTTGCGCGATGCGGCTTGCACCAGCTCTCCGGGGATGAATGCGTTGGCCACCGACGCGGTGTAGCTGCGGTCAACCTCTTGCGCCAGCACGACGGGGTCGAGCGTTTGCTTTTGCTTCTCATACCATGCGTCGTCCTTGCGCGGGTCGTCGCGCCAGTCGAAGACGAACTTCTTGGTCTTGCCATCGTGCGCGCGGCGGTAGAACGGGTTGCCGGCGCCGTTTGGCGTGGACACGTAGAGCCGGCAGTTCGATGTCTGCGAGAGCGCAGCGTCGGCGGACTCTGGGTGCTCCAAGAATGCGGCCTCGTCCACGAAGTAAATCGACGTGCGGTTACCGCGGCCGATGTTGTCGCCAGCTTCGCCTGTGATGAACGAGCCGTTCTCCGGGTTCTGAATCTTCATGAATGGCGCATGCTTGCTGGGGTCCCAGCTGTCAGGCTGGAACTCTGCCGGCAGCAGGTTGATGAACTCTCGCACCTTCCAAAACAGAGACGCAGGGTTGCCGATCTGGTCGACGTAGCTCTCCTTGCGCGATCCGAAGCCCACCACTGTGCCGGTCTTGAATAGCATCATCCATGCAGCAAAGCCCACAGTGAGCCAGCTCAGGCCCATGTCACGTGACTTCTCGACGAGGCCATCCTCGCGGGCGAGCCAGCGCTGCAGCAGCCAGTCAATGAACTCGCGCTGCTTGGGGAACAGGATGAACGGGACCACGGTGCGCAGACCACGTTCGGCCAAGCGTGGGTCAAACGTCATGCCCCAGTCGTTGATGAAGTCTGCAGGGTTGCCGGCGTAGTAGTCCTTGAGTCGGTGCACGATCTCAGGCTGCGCACGCATGCGCTCAAGGCGCTCGACACGGACCTTGAAAACCTCTTCGTAGTTCGGATTGATCCAGTCGAAGTTCTCCATCAGATCCCCTTGACCATGCGCTCGTATGCCTGCTCAGCAGTCAGCGTCAAGTCAGCCTTGACCTCGATGGCGCCACCGTTCTTACCCGTCAGCTCGAGCTTGGACTTGTCGCCATAGTCGAGCACGTTGAGCTTGGCTGCCACCTTGAGGTTGGTGTCCACGGCAACGCGAAAGCCTGCGGCGTCACCAATGGAAGCGGCGCGGCGACCGTAGTCGATGGCTGCGTCCACCAAGTTGTGCGCACGCAGGGAACCGATCTTGGCGAATGTGTCGCGGGTTGACTCATGCTCCATCAGGATTTGGCGCAGCTTCCAGCCGGCAACAGTGAAGTCAAGCGTGTCGGCGATGGCTTGGAAAGACTCGCCCCACACGTAACGATCAAAGACGTCGTCCGCCACTGCAAGAACTTGCTCGCGTAAAACCTCGGCGGCGTCGCGCTCTGGCTTGCGATGCAGTGCCACCGTCTCTGGCACGTACTTCTTGCGTGGCTTCTTTGATTGTTCGGTCATATCACTTCTTGAGCTGGCGCGCTTGATTCATCGCGATGGCGACTGCCTGCTTCTGGTCCTTGACGATGGGACCACCCTTGCCTGAATGCAGCTGGCCCTTTGCGAACTCGCGCATGACTAGGCCGACTTTCTTTTGCTGGGCTGGGGTTTGTTTCATGGCAGTCTCCGGGATGAATGACGCCCCTAGCCATCCCCATCTAGCGGGAGACGGACGTTTCAACGGGGTGGCAGGGGGTCAATAAAAATGAAAAAGCCCACGCTAGGTGGGCTAATTTTGGAGACACTGCTCCGGGCGCGACTATATCACCGGTCCCCGATGGCGTCAACGGCGTCGAGTTGAATGCGCTTCAGCCCCATGCGAGTCTCGAGCGCGAGGTGTCGCAGCGCCGCCTCTATCGCCTCTTGGTTGCTCTTGAAGCCCCATTGCTTCTTGAGGTACAGCAAGGCGGCGGTGGCCTCGGTGTGGGCGTGGAAACCAACGGTGATGCCACGGCTTCCCTGCTTTGCTCGCCACCTCTTCTGGCGCTCAGCGTTCGTCAGCGGCGCCGGCTTGTCCAGCTTGATGTTGTCGATCTTCATTTTCCTGCTCCTGTCTTGCTCGCTCGTCGCGCGTCACATACCACGGTGGGCGCTTGCCGAAGATCCGTTCGTGGGCCTCGGTGTATTCCTTTGATGCGGCCTTGCTCACGAGTGAGTCGCCGGTGATGTCGTTGCGGCTCATGATCGCTCCCTGATCTTCTGACCAAATGATTTGCGAGGCCCGCGCTTGAGTCTCTCGATCTCTTGCTCAAGATCGTCGATGCGCTTCGACTCTCGAGTGATGCGCTCATAGATTGCCTCACCAAGATTTTTTAGCGACTCTGCAACGGTGTTGATGGCCTCTGCCAATTGTCTTGTGGCGCTCATGATCGCTCCTTGAGTCCAGAGAATATGGTGTGTCCGCAACGTTTGCAGCACCACCAGTAATCTTTTGGGTTGCGGTACTTGATGCCGAAGTTGGTCGGCTCGTATCTGTGTTTGCATGTCATGATGATTTCCCTTTCAACTCAGCCAGCTGCCTCTCTGTCTTTTTGATCTTCGCCTCAAGCCTCATCCTTGCAACGTCGCGCAGAATGATTTGCCTAGCTGACTCGTACAACTCTCGCTGGTCTTCGTCCATCCAGCCGGCATAGACGATGCACAGTGCTTCGGTGATGGTCATGTGTTCTTTTCCTTTGTGTCTGCCCTTTTGTACTTGGACTGTGAACAAGTAACCCACCTGAAATACTCACGCCCTTGTCGTTTGTAAAGTTCATCCATTGCACGATAGCAAGCCTGCTCTGTTGGATAAGTCTGTTCAATAACTTGTCCGCACATAATAAAACCTGCTGTGCATATACTTAAAAACCATTCAGTCATGTCTTACTCCTTAATTTTTGGCGGCTTTGATGGCGGTTCATGGCCTGTTATCCGCGCCACACTTGCCGCACGCCCCAGCCCACAACTGACGTTCGCTCATGAACGCGCCGCAGGCGTGGCACTTGACGCGTTCGCTCTTTGGCTTCTCTGGCTTTACCAGCACGATGCCAGAGCCAGACAGAGCTTCATCACGCTTGATGTGCTGCACATCGACGGCCGGGCGCGTCTTCTGGTCGATGTAATCCTTTGGCCAAGGAATGTCTGACGGTCGGCTGTCGTGCTGCCTCTGAGCATCTTCCTTCGTGTAGATGTGAGCTTTGCTCAAGTCTGTGGTGTAGCCTCTGCCATCCTTGGCCCACCACAGAACGTCATTGCCAACGTAGCTTCGGCTGTCCTGCAAATAAAATTCGCTCATGGTTGCTCCTTAATGCCGTGGGCGGCTTCGATTGCTCTGACTGTCTGTGGAAAATCCAAAGTGTCTGTCGCGTATTCGAGAGCTGTTATCTGCTCATCCGTCAGCGGCTCACGCCTTGTCTGAGGGCTTTCAGTACCAAACACCAAATTACCGCTTGGACTACTTATGTCGTTCAGCGGCTTGCGTTGTTGTGGTGTGGTGTAAACCTTGTCGCCTTTTTTAAGACTGTAATCACCAGTGAATGAATAGATGTTGCCAAGTTTGCCAGTGATGGTTATCGCCACAGGCTCATCCTGCTCTTGCTTAACTATTTGTGGTGGAACACCATCTCCATAAACGGTATTGCAAACAACACATTGAAGCCTTACAGATTCTTTATGTTCACCCTGCTCTTGCTTGTCTAACTGCCACATCTTTTCCTCAACATCATTCACAGCATCTTCAAAGAAATAAGCACTACTCCATTCTTGGCGATCAAACCCAAGAACTGCGTCACATAACTTGTCAATGATTTCGTGGGCATGGTCGCGTTGCTGGATTAAGCGATTTTCTTCTTGCTCACCTTGCTCTTGCTTTGGTGGAGTCCATCCAAGTGCTGTGGCTATGCGTATGGCGGCTGATTTGTCGATTACTGGTTGTTGTGGTGTGGTGTAGCCATCTAAATACTTCAAGGCGCGGTGAATATCCCAACTTGGAAACAGATAAGCACCTTGATTTGTTTTGCCATATTCCCTCAACTCACGAACAAACCTGTTCTCCACAGGCTCACCCTGCTCTTGCTTTGGCTCTTTTTTCCAACACAAATCAATGCAACTATTTGAACCCATGCACTCAACACGCTTGCAGTCTTTCATGTCTTACTCCTTAATGCCGTGGGCGGCTTCGGCAAATACTATGCCGTTGATGAAGTCTGAAATTTTTTCATTTTGTTCATCGCCATAGCCAGCATCTTTGATTAGCTGGTTGATCTGTTTTTGATTCAGCGGCTTGCGTTCTCGACGTGTGTAAAGAGGTCGATACATATGATGCCAAATTGGGTCAATGTTTTCCCACTCTTGTATAGAAACTAATTCATCATGCTTTGCTGTGTCTTGAAATGCAACGGGATTTTGTTTTTTAAAACACGATTCATATGTTTCGTATGCTCCATTAACGTAGCCAATGTTGTAACCTCTTTCGTATGTTGTATCTGATTCTTCGATTGCGTCATCTAAAAATCGGATGGCATCAAGCACGTTGGAAATGGGGGCGCCCATTGCACTCATATGATGCTGAGCATCTACCAACGCCTTTAAACACAATTTCATGCTTTCTATGTTCATGATTTCTCCTTAATTCCGAGACATTCAATGTATGCGCTAATAAACCATACCAATCCGCCGATGATGAACGGGCTAAACAAAAGCGCCAAAGTCATCCATTGTTTGTCACTCATATTTCTTCTCCTAATGCACTACGTGCGCTGTAACCGATCTGGTGGACAAGGCTTTGCCAATCCATATTTGGTGGGCCGTATCCCGTGTATCGGCCAATATCCCTGAGCAACTCTTCCAATTCGTAGATGCGCCGATATAAGCGACTGCGGATGTCCACTTCGTCTTGGTCTGATTGCGGTACTGTGAACAAAGGAATCTCCCAATCAGTTGTTGTTGGCATCCACACAAATGCGTTTGGCTTTATTTCAACATTTAGTCGTTGTCGTTTGTTTGTGATGTAGCCCACAGGCTCACCCTGCTCTTGCTTGGCTAGTGCTTCTTCTAACTTTGAAATCATGGCTTGTGCAATACGTTGCGCCTTTGCACCGTTTGTCCATGAGTCGTAAGTTTCATCCGCTATTTCTTTAAACGCCTCAAGCGCCAGTTTCATTGCTTCTTCGTTTGTACTCATAACTTCTCCTCGATCTCATTCAATGCGACGATCACACGAAGCGAGGCCCAAGCCAGCACCTGCATGTAATCCTTGTGGATTAGGCCATCAACGATGTGCACCCATATCACAATCATTATACCTAGAACTGCGAGCTTCCAGATCAGTGTTCCGATTGAGATTGCGATCTTCTTGTGTTGGCTGTTCATCAGTGACTCCATGGTTTGACTTCGACCCAGCGAGTTTTTTGCGGGACGTATTGCGCCGGTTCAGGCTCTTGCTTCTTGGCCTCTCTTGCTATGCGCTCAGCCTTCTTGCGTGCACGCTCTAGTCGAGCCTCCTCTTTGAGCCTTGCTTGCTCAGCTCTGAACGCCTCGCGCCGTGTTTTTTCTGCAGCCCTGTCGGCCTCGTGCTTTGCGCGGATCTCTGCGTTGGCTTGCTTCGCTTTGAGACGCATCTCGGCCAGCCGTGCATCGCGCGCCTCCTTGATCTTTTTGGCGTTCTTCTTGCGGTACTCGAGCTGGTAAGCCTGCATGTCTTCGGTGACTTTTGGCTTTGGCAAGTTGGCCGGCACTTGGACACAGGACCACACAGCGATCATGCCCATGCAACCGTTCTCGTTCAAGACCCAGTTGCTGATGTAGAAGCCGTATGTGCGGTACAGCGTAGAGCTGACCAAGTCTTGCGACTTGCCAATGACTGCGGAGATTTGATTGAGCGTGAGGCCGTCGGGATTGCCAAGCAAAGCCTCGCGTACAAGGATTCCGATTGAGCGCTTCATGACCTAGTCCAAGGCTGTTCAAAGCTTGCTACCTGAGCGCCTTTGTTGCGATCAATGTGATCCAGATCACGTTGCAAGCTGTCGATCTGATCTCTGATGTCGCTGAGGACTCGAGTCTTAATGAATGGCGAAACATCGAGCAAGTCCTCGACCTTGGCATCGCGCCAGTTGGTTGTGCTGTAGCCGTAGCCACTGCGAACCTCTGACTCTTGCACCTGCAGCACAAGCATTGACTCGTTGACCCTGAAGCGGATGTCGGTGATGTTGCTCATGACAACTCCTCCACGCGACCATCGCGGTACTCGAGGCGATCATTGAATCGACTCGGGATTTTCTCGTGCTCTTGCGAGCCGGGTCGCACAGGAACCCAGCCGACAACGAGCGGGTTCTTGCGGTGGTCAACTGTTGAGTTGGTGAGTGTTCGTTGCCGCACAATCTGCAGCGGTTCTGTCTTTGGTGTGATCATGGTTGCGTCTCCTTGAATCAAACGCGAAATTGCGTGGTGCGATTGTATAACAGATGTGAACGTTATCCAAGCACATCGTCAATATATTTTGCAAGCATGCGACCAGCTTCGAGCACCAGCTCTCGGTCGTTGTCTTTCTCCTGCAGATCATTGCGAGTCCATTGCCTGAACTCGCGGCTGAGTGCGCGCCAGTGATCGGGGTGGTGAAGCTGCAGCCAATCAACTGCGGCCGTCATGGTGCGCAGCTCTGCGTGGCTGTAGCCCTCGACATCCTCGACCTCAGCAGCGAACGCAGTCGTCTTGGCAAACATGGGTGACACACGGGGGAAGCCAAGGTCACCTTGCGCGTCGCTCCAGTCTTTGGCTGCCCACATGCTGAGCAGCTCACCGCACCAGTCTGGTTGGATTCGAATCATTGATCACCTCGCTTGAGCTTAGGCAATGGCGCCCAGTGCGTGTAGAACGTGTCCTTGCCGTGGTACTGGCCGTACATGGCCACACCACCTTTGCCTAGCAGCTGCACCTTGGCGCCGCGTGGGCAGGTCTCGATGGGCTGCCAGAAGTAGTTGTGGTCCACGGCTGCTGCGCCGGTGCTGTCGATCTTTGCTGTCATGCTTCACCTCTTGCTCGGATTTCATCGGCGCATTCTCGTGCGTCTTTCATTCTGGATCCCGGAACGTAATGAGCAACGCAGCAACCAAGAATACCGTCCGGGCATGGAGTCGGCATGGAGTACGTTTTTTTCTCTTCACACACCTTTGCACACGCCTCACGCTCTGCCAACTGCCCAGCTCGGTAACCTTGCTTGTAGCCAATCTTGTTTTGTCTGGCACAAAGCTCGTCAATATCAAATTCTTTGCGGTCTTTAGCAACGGCTTTAGCTGCTACCAGCTTGGCAAAGGCTTCAAGTTCGAGCATTGGAACACCAATGTCATCACAGTAAATGCGTATTTGCACATCAGCCTGTCTAGCCATCTCAATGATTTCATCTTGCGTCATTACTTTTTCCCCTTGCATTCATGGAACATCGCCTTGTCGCGATCGTTGATGATGTCTGGCCAGATGCGCTCACAACGCTTGCAACGGTAGGCCAGAGTGACTGCGACCTTTCGCGTTGGGCCGCTGGTGTATGTCTTGATGACTTCGATCATGCATTGACTCCCCTCGCTCGGATTGAATTTGCAGCCACTGACGAATGAAGATCTGCCTCTGCGCAGTCGTCAGCGATTTGAAGGCACGCCTCGCGCTCCTCGGCTCGCGCCTGCTCCATCGAGTGGTACACCGTAGCGCGCAGAGCACGATCCAACTTGATGGCGTCGTCGTTTGAAATGGTGATGCCGAAGTGGTGCGAGATTGCTCTGGCAGTTTGGTAGCCAGTCATGTCGCCATGGACTGGTGCAGGCGGCGTCGCTTGCTTTGGCTTTTTGCCAAATTCGATGATGTTGTCAGTCATGTCAATTCTCCTTGCGCCACTCCCACGAAGCCGCATGCACCCGGCGTGTGGCAAGGCTGCTCCAATCGATTGATCTTGCACTTGGCGCAGATCGCACCCGAGAAAACGGGCTGCTTCTTGCAGTCACCGTGCAGGGAGATAAACGCCTTGACCTTAGCGCCCATGTCTTTGATGTCCATGGGCAATGGCAGAGTGAACGTGCCGGCACAGTGCAGACACTTGAGCACGTTGTCGGTAAACACGCAGTGTTCGGCTTTTTGTTTCATGTCAAATCTCCAATAGTTATCGTCAAGAAAATCTTCCCCTTTGGTTCAGGGTCAGTCCAGATGAAGGTCTCTTTGCGGATGACCTTGTTCGAGTCGTCGACCCAAAGTCCGCCAAGCGTGAGGGCGTCGGCTGCCTCTTTGCGCGCGTTGTCCACATCACGTGCACGGCGGTCAGGCGGGGCCAGCAACCACTCAACCTTGAGCGGGCCGGTCAATGGCTCTTTGCCTAGCCCCTTCCAGCCAAGCAGCTGCGCGATGGCAGCGCGGTAGCGAACAGCCTCGGGCGTCTTGTAGTGGATGCCAGAGCGCGTGTGGCGCGTAGAGGAATTCCCAGTGGGAGGCCACGGCAGCTCAATTTCTATAGTCTTAAAAGTCATATCAAATCCTCTTTTCATGCTGGTCCGTTATTAGTAACAAGTGTTGCTTTTTTACAACAAACCATCTTATCAATCTAATAAACCGGACAAACCGGACAAACCGGACGGGGCCTAAAGAAGGGGGAGAGAGAATATATATATATAAATAAAGGGTATCTTTTTTTAATATATATATATCTACAACCCTTTATCCATGCGGCTTTCCCGCCCGGACAGGCCGTCATTTTTTTGTCCTGCTTAATTGCTTAGATCGCTCTCCTCGTTTTCATTTGTAGGGACAACAAATTCTGACGCCACCCATGCCATCCGAGGCTTTCCTCGTCCAGATGCTGGCTTGTACTGCACCAATGCAACCAAGTCGCGGCGCTTGATGGAGTCCATCACGGCGTCTTGCTCGTTGGGTTTGAGTGCCCGGAACATGCGGCTAGCCTCTGCCAGCTCAGCGTGTGTGCGACCACGCACACCAGCGTTGCGGATCACTCGCAGGGTCTCTTGGGCCTGACGGTCGAACTCACTGTCACCCATGCGTTGGGCCACTTGAGCCTCTTGCACGGACATGGTGAACTTGACGAAGTCGATGGCCAATTGGGCGCTGGAGGGGTCAATCTCAAGTCCCCCACCCTTGGCCACGTCCAACAGCGTTTTGGCGTCGTAGCGGGCGCATGCGAAGCCTAGGGCGTACTTTGCAGCATGCTCCCATGCTCGGCCCCACAGTGGCGCCAGCTGCTTTGCCTTGACCTCTTCCATGTGGTCTTCGACCCAGACGTCAAAGTCCCTGAAGATCTGGTTGGCCATGCCGGCAAAGGGAACCTCAATCGGGTTGGCTGGGTCTAGGCCCATGATCCCGTTGTTCATCTCCCGTGCGGCCTTGAGCCAGTCAATGATCGACTGCGGTGGCTGCCCGATGCCCACGTACTGCTTTTGCACCCTCCGATCGGGCACAAACATCATGATCATGCGGTTGAGGTATCCACTCACCACGTCTTGGCTCTGCAGTGCAGGCCACAGCGTCTCTGGTGTGGTTGTGCCGTGCAGGCCCACGCAAGGGTACGCAATATCCACCCGGCTGCGGTTCTTCTGGTCCGCGTACTCTGTGCCGTGGTAGACCGTGCCAGCAGAGCTGAAGAGTTTCATCAAACTGGTAATGATCGACGCAAGGTGTGGGCCCGAGCCTTTGGTTGCCACCGCCTTGAGCAGCAGGCCGAGCTCGTCGATCTGGAACAAGGTGTTGGGGTGCGCCGCGGTTCTGGCCAACAGGCCCTGACCGGATGCCAGCTCCTCGCCACCCAGCAGGTCGTGCAGGCCGGCCGCGGTCATCAGCACCTTGACGCACTTGCGTGCATGGTCCTTGCCGGCGGATGTGCCAGCCACGCCGACGAGGTAGTAGTTGGTGCGCAGCCCGGTGCTGGTTGCCACCTTGCGGCCAAGCGCAGTGCCCACCACACTCAGCGCGCCAGCGAGCGCGAGGATCGGTTGGGGCTTCTGGGCCGTCTGCAAGATCCACTCCATGATCTCTTGCACAATGCCGCCGGGTTGCAGCAGGTGTCGTGGGTAGTCCGGCACGTCGTAGGCCACCTCGTCCGAGTTGGCTGCCTCTTTTTTCACCACAGGCAGGGCCGTCGACTCGTCGATGATCACCGTGGTGGAGGTGATAGGGGTTGCGCTCTTGACCAGCACGGGCGCCTCACGCTCTGCCTTGCGTCTTGCCTGTGCAGCGAGGGCTGCATCGAGGTCAATGACCACGTCAGGCTTGCGCTTGGGCGCGTGCCGCTCAATCCCCACCAGCTTGGCCGCCTCGTCCAGTGCGGACTTGATGTCGCCGTTATGCTGTAACGTGCACATGAGATCGAACGAGTCGTGCGCGTAGCCATCGGCCAGCGGATCACTTCCGTGGTGGCTGTAGCACTTCTGCTGCTCTTGATCCAAGAACACCACCACGCCGGGAATGCGCGTGGATGAGCTGGGCGCCAGCCAGCGCTTACCCTTTTTGCGGTAGCCAGCCTGCGTGAGCTGGTCTTCAAGGCTCACGGCCTTGTTGTACGCGCCGATCACATCGTTGTGCTCAGGGTTGACGGTGCGGCTGGACTGCACGTAGCGCTTGCCACTGTGCATGGTCTTCCATGGGCACATGTTGTCGATCTCTTCACGCAGCCCGCTCGAGCGGTCCGCCAGCTGACGCCACAGGTCCAGCAAGATCGATGGCATGACAGGCATGTCGTCAAAGTCCCACGGCGCCTTGCCCTCGGTCCACGTGTAGTTGTGTCCATCAGGGTGCTGGCTGGGCGGGAGCACGTCTTGGTTGGGGCCCGCACGGAACTCGACGATGGTGAAGCGATCGACGGGGGACTTTGCATCCTTCTTTGGCCACGTGATCTTGAGCAGCGGCAGGTCTGCAGGGGCGCCGACAAAGATCACCTTGTCGCGGTTGTCCTTGCTGCGGATGCGCATGCCCTGCTCGATGATGGCGTCGTAGTCGATGCCAAGCTCTTCGAAGATGTGACGCGACCACGCCTCGTCGTCCACGTCAATCGCGCACGTACCGCTTGGCTGGTGCACCAGACCCATGTTCTGCGGGCCTTGGCTGAGCTTCAACACCGCTCGCTCTGGGGTGTTGATCAGCTCTGATGGGCTGTTCCAACCGGGGTAGTTGGGGCCCTTGGTTTTCATTGGCATCATGACGAGGCTCCAGCCCCTTTGCATGTATGCGAACGCGTGCTCAATCTGAGCCTTTTGAATGTCGGTCAGTTGTGATTCGTTATTTGTTGTCATCGTCTTGCTTTGACGTCTTGGAAAAAGGTGATCGGGCCACGGCCAGCAAGACGAACTGGCGCGAAGGTGGCCACCCTGTGGCCCGACCTAAAAAATTAAAGGATGCCTTTGTCGATCTTGAGCGCGCCCTTGGTGATGCGGTTGATCTTGATCTGCTGTATTGGAGGGATGCCACGGTGCTGCCAATTGGACACGCAAGGCTGGGACACGCCCAACGCCTTTGCTGTTGCAACCTGAGTGCCAAAGTGCTTGATGAGTTGAGTGAATGTCATTGTGTTTTCTTAGTGGTTGATGTGAATGGTCGCGAGTATAGCGCATGTGAATACCATCACAGAAGAAAATATTTTTAAAATATTGTTGTGACAACCTATAAATGTTGTTATACTAATTCCAACGAGCCGGCGTAACCGGTCATGACAGGAGTCCGAAATGTTAGGTGAAATCTTTGAAAACTACATCAGGTCAGGTCGCTACGACAGCAAGAACCGCGAGATCGGTTACGTCGTTGGCTTTCGCGATGACGGTGTCAACTTCTACGCTTGGGTGCAAAACGCTCGCCGGGTCAACGGTGAGTGGCAAGAGTTCGGTGTTAGACAGCGCAGCAAGTGCTTCACTTCAAAAGTGAAGTCAGTCAGCTGGGCCTACTGCACCGCAAACGAACGCATCGCCAAACTCAAAGCTTAAGGGGAACACCATGTACACCATCTACATCATTGACCGCGCCAACCAGTTCAGCCAACAGACCTTTGCCACGCAAGAGCAGGCTGACGACGCCAGCGACCGCTGGGAAGACGTTGGAGGCTGCGAGGTCTTCACCGACGCAAACAAGGCCATGGACTGCAAGCAGCGCTACGAACGCCGCATGCGCGCGCAGTCACTGCGCCTTTGCCGAGTCGCTCGTTAAGTTCACAAGTGTGATACACTGTTACCAACAGGAGAACAAAATGACTGAACCAAACATGACAGCCTACATTCAAGAGCGCATCAACATGTATGCCGGCGCTCTGTTTCCAAACAAAAGCAGCGAGGCCATGAAAGCCTACTGGCTTGAGCAGATGAGCCTTTACCAAGGCTACCTGCGCGGCGAGGTCAAGCGTTCAAAGCTTGACATGGACATGTGCAACAAGATGAGCGGATGGACTATGCCCGAGTGGGGCTACGCAAGGAGCTGAAATGAAAACCTATCAATGCGTTTGCGGACATCTCGCTTATCGCTTGCCAAGACGCGGATGGCTTTGCCACTGCGCCAACCCGTCACCAAAAAACAAATAGGAGCTGACATGAAAATGAAAATCGCACTCGCGGACCTGTTCCTCGACTATTTCAACAACTACCTCACCATCGAGAAGTTTGCTGAGCACAACGAGATGGAAGTGGATGACGCCAAGCTAATCTTGCAGCTTGGCCTCAAGTATCACGAGCAACGTGCGGCAGGTGAGCTATGAAACTTGCTGCCTACCTTATTGCAATAGCAGTTGTACTGCTTGACATTTACGTTTGGAGACCATGATGACAACACAACACACACCCGGCCCTTGGACTGCCGCAGACAACAGTTGGGAATTCAGCACTGTCTACGGATCAGACGGTAAGGCGGTTGCGCTATGCCGCATCAGCGATGATGTGACTGAAGAAACGCAGTCGCATTTTGAGGCGATCAACGAGGCCAACGCCCGCCTGATCGCCGCAGCGCCTGATCTACTAACAGCTTGGCAAAGGCTGCTTGAATACTGCGACGAATCCGACGGCAGCCAATACGGGACTATCTCGACATCGCTCATTCGAGTGCTTGTAAAAGACGCCATCGCCAAAGCAACAGGTGTCTCATGAGATCCGCACGCCCTCGCCGCATAAACCCCGGCAAGTACCCCAACGACAACCTCGGCTGGCACAGGTACTACGCAAAGCGGTATGCGAAAACTCTGCACCACCACACTGAGTGGCTGGCTATCTGGTATTTGTTTTTACACCTAAGAGATTTTGAAGGAGAGACATCATGAACGAAGACAAAGAACTGCTAGAACTGGCTGCGAAGGCGGCTGGTGCAACATGGATTGATGACAACTGGCCAGAAGATTTGCCGGGTCTAATGCTTGATTTTGGGCATGGAACCACACAATGGAACCCGCTTGACGACGACGGCAACGCATTGCGCTTGGCTGTGAAGTTACGGCTCGAAATGTACCAATCACTTAACTGCGGATTGTGGACGGTGTTTGTTGGCTACTCAAAGAACGGACGCATCGTATATGTAGCAGAGCAAGCTGGAGATGACGTGCTCGCCGCAACCCGCCGAGCAATCGTAAGAGCAGCAGCAGAGATTGGAAAGACACTATGAACACTTGGCCATTCCCCACTCACCCACTGCCGACACCACGTCGCAACAATCCACCGAAATTCAACCCTGACAACTACGAGGACGCACCACTATGAATGCCTACATGAAATTTATCAACGAGTCCGTTGGTATTCCAAAGCCGCACGACGCCACGTCACGCAACCTGCTTGACCTGATCTGTTTGCATCATGCAATCGGTCACTCGCTCACCGTGATGAAGACCATGTCTCAAAGCCAACTGGCATCGCCTGCAACCCTTCACCGCAAGGTCGACGATCTGCTGGACCTTGGCCTCATCACACACGAGCTGCGTGGCAAGAACCGTCGCACCAAGTACCTGATACCCACGGTCCAAGGCTTGCTGTACACAGAGCTGATGAGCCAAGCAATTGAGAGGTCTGTATGAGTGAATCAACCGAAAGTCTTTTGACTTTACTTGCCTTGATATTTGGATCTATCGCTGTGTTTGTCGTCGCATTCCTTTGGTGGTGCGACAGATACATCGACAAGATGTTTGACCATGACGACAAAATTGATTTTTAACCTAGGAAAAAAATGAAATTCTTAAAGCAAACCGTTGAGTTCATTCGAGACTCGTTCCGCATGCCAAGCGCCGAGGTGATGGCCATCAAAGAACTTGAGCTGGCCAAGCGTGAGTTGCTTCAAATGCAGACCGCCAAGGACTACTCATCTCGCATGGTCGAGTACAACCAAGACCGCATTCGTCGCCTGACTGCGCACATTGCGAAAGCAATTCCAACTCTGAATGACGCGCCATGACAGCGACGTGGGCACTTGTATTCATGCTGTGCTCGCGTGGTTGCGAGCCGCAGTACGCCATCCCCTACAGCTCACGAGGTGAGTGTGTGCGGGCTATTCCAAAACAAGATGGTATGCAGGTTCGAGAACGAGCTGTGTGCGTACCAATTTCAAAGGACTAACAAAGCATTTATAATGGACGCAGCCCAGCAAGAGTGCAATCATGCTGGGCCACTTCCCACTCAATCGTTTTTATGGAACGAAATCATGAGCAGCACAAATAATATCATTGGATACGGAAGCAAGCTGTCCAAGATGACATTGCTTTGCAATCAGTACAACAAGTTGGCTGGCGTTAGTCCAAAGTCGCTGGCATCTGCGCAATCAATCATTAGAAAACAATTTAAAGTAATTGGTGCATTGCACAATTTGCAATCATCAAAATATTTAGAGGCAATTGATAGCATCAATGGTCTTATAAAAAATTCAAAAAAATTATTTACTTGTCGAGTCTGCTGCGTATCTGGCGACAAGAGTAACTTTTTTTCTTTTGTTTGCTGCAAAGACTGCAACAGAAAAAGAAGAAATTTATCAGCATCAAAGTTGATGAGCAAACGAAAAAGCATAGATCCCGTTTACGCAATGATGCTTCGGGCAAAGTGCAGAACGACTGCAGCAATCAGACAGATGGGCTATACAAAAAAATCAAGAACTAACAACCTGCTTGGATGTGAGTGGAGCGTTCTAAAGACTCACATTGAATCAAAATTTAAAAGCGGCATGAACTGGGGCAATAGAAGTGAATGGCACATAGATCATATAGTCCCAGTTTCACTTGCAAAAACAGAAGAAGAGCTGAAAAAGCTACTGCACTACACAAACCTGCAGCCTCTGTGGGCAAAAGAAAATTTGCAAAAATCCAACAGATTGAAAAAATAATATAAATCTTGTGATAATTGTGATACACTGAGTTCAACGAAGCAAAAAAGCTTCCCGCCCCCAGCGGTTCTGGGGCACTCCAGAAGGACACACAAAATGCAAATCCTAGTAGAAGTCAAAAACGTTTACGGCGTTCAAACCGTATACCCAGTCTGCGAACAAGCAAAATTCTTCGCTGCATTGGCTGGAACCAAGACCCTGACATCTCAGGCTCTCAAGCTGATCAAGCAAGCCGGCTACCAAGTCTGCGTCGCAACCCCCGAACTCGCAATCTAATCAGGAGCACACCATGTTCAACTTAAACGACATCGACAACATTGAATCCAACGACTGCGGCGCTGACGAATACTACGCCTCGATCCAGAACGCAATCAACAGCGGCATGTGGGGTTTGCAAGGTAGTTACGGTCGCACCATGATGGAGGCCATCGAGTCCGGCTGCTGCTTGCTTGGCAAGTCCCGCGCTCGTGACTACTTCGGCAACGTGATCCCAAGCCGCGACGATGTCAAGGCCGGGACCAAGGGCAGCTACGAATACGTGGCCGACGCGATGGGTGTTGAGTACGCCGACGCAATGGCAGCACTTTAATCAGGAGAACGCAATGCCATTCCAAGTATTCATCCAACGCTATCAGCAACCAGAACCAGAGGCTGTAGGCGGCTATATCAGCGGCAAGAGCGCTATACGCCTCATGGGCAGCCTGATAAGTGGCAAACGCTACGATGCAAGCGTCTGCCGCGTCTACGCCGTAGGCAAGCGCTTTGGCTGGATCTACAGCCAGCGCGACCTCAAGAATCAAATGGGTCTGAACGTGGAATCGCGCAAGCGAAGCCAGCTCCTCGCAAATCAGAACCTGTCCAATATCGCAATCTAAGGAGATCATCATGTCAGCATTCATCGTTTCAAATACTCAGATCAACGCCATCGTCCGTGCCGCTAGTCGCATGGGACTGTCTTACCAATACGCAGGCATGACCCGCCGCGTTGCAGGCATGGAGCA